AATGAAACGAGTTCCAAAAAAACCTACGAAGAAAGACCTAACTAAGCGGCAAAAAGAAACTATGAAAAAGCATTCTAAGCATCATAGTAAAAAACATATGGCCGCAATGAAGAAGGACATGCTGGCAGGTATGTCGTTTACAAAGGCTCACGTACGGGCCAAAAAGAAGGTTGGTAATTAGATGAAGTATAACACTTCTCATTTTCTGGACAAACTGATTGCACACGAGGGCATGGTCCTTACTGTGTATCAAGATACCTTGGGTATCGACACGATTGGTATCGGTCGTAATCTCAAGGACCGGGGTATCAGCAAGGAAGAACTCGACCACATGGACATCCCGTCGATGGCTGTCGTGTACGAGCATGGTATCACAGAGGCTGATGCACGATACCTTGCCATGAACGACATGAAGATAGTCGAAGATGAACTGTGCCGTGTACACAAGTGCGTAGAAGACCTCGACGCAGTACGCCAGCTTATCCTGATGGACATGGCTTTCAACATGGGCGTACCCCGTCTCTGTAAATTCAAGCGTATGTGGAATGCAATTCACGAACGGAAGTTCGACGACGCCGGACGGGAAATGCTCGATTCGAGGTGGGCGAAGCAAGTAGGTTCGCGGGCTACAAAGCTTTCGGACGCAATGGTTAAGGGAGAGTTCTGATGAGCAAGCGTAAAAACACCACCATGAGTGGCATACAAAGAGACGAAAAGAACTACGGTCTGCGGGAGTTTCTGGATGACTACGGGCCAGTCTCGAATTTTATTCGTCTAATGCGGGGACACGACGAAAACAAACCTGCCATGCCTCCCGGACTAGGCGGAAAGGGATTTGATGCTATCAATCCCAGTTCTTCTAAAGGACGTAGAGCCTCCGCTAGTGCAGAGAAGCCTGACTGATGCCGCTAACCGACAAAGGCAAAGACATTATGCAGTCGATGAAACGCACTTACGGGGGTAAGAAGGGTGAACAAGTCTTCTACGCAACAGCTAACGCCGGAAAGATTAAAGGCGTCGAGGAAGCACAAGAACTCAAGAAGGGTGGCCGGGTTAGAAAAGCTAGCAAATCGTCGAAGCCTAAAGCGAAGAGCAAAAGTCGAGTTAATGAAGCTGGCAACTACACTAAGCCCGGAATGAGGAAGCGCATCTTTAATCGTATCAAGGCCGGTGGCAAGGGCGGTCGTCCGGGACAGTGGTCGGCGCGTAAAGCCCAGATGTTAGCCCAAGCCTACAAGAAAGCCGGGGGCGGTTACCGCGACTAGCTATGAAGCACGTCTTTCTCCTGCTTGTTTTCTTGGGCACAGGAGAGGACAAGCGTCAAGTCAGCAGTGACATGTACTTTGCAAACCTTAACGACTGCGTGTGGTACGCACAAACCCTACACAAACAGGGAGAAAAGATAACTTCCTACTGTTTACCTAAACTTGTTGATGAAAATATGAAGGTGTACTAATGGACCCCGTTTCTGCAATGGCCACTGCTTCGGCAGCATTTTCAGCAATCAAGAAGGGATTTGCCGTAGGGCGGGATATCGAACAGATGGCTGGTGACCTGTCTCGCTGGATGGGTGCCATGTCTGACCTCGAACAGGCTGAGAAAGAAGCAAAGAACCCACCTATATTCAAGAAGCTGTTTGCTGGACAATCCGTAGAGCAGGAAGCCATAACTGCCTTTGCCAACAAGGAGAAGGCACGGCAGCAGCGATACGAACTGCAGCAGTGGATTTCTTTAACAATGGGCAAGTCGAAGTGGGACTCGCTCGTGGCAATGGAAGGCCAGATACGCAAGCAGCGTAAAGAAACGCTCTACAGGCAACGTGAACGTAGGCAGAAGTTTGTAGAAATTGTAGCGTGGATGTTGCTAGTTACTGTAGGTGCAGCAGCCTTGTATGCTTTTGTAGTCTTTATGAAGGGGCAGGTAGCAAACGCATCGACTTTACCTAGTCAGCCTAGCCATGTAGTTTGCCGCCTCAAGGCGTGTACCATCATAGGAGACAACCGGGTGTGTGTCTACCACGGCCCACGAAACACTGTAGACACATTATTTTTAGACAAGAATGAGTGGTTTCCAAAAGAGTTTCAGTGCAGGTATCTTCCTAACTCTGAACGTCCCCCCAGTATACAAGACACATTCGAAGCAATTCGAAAATCCCAAAAGAAATAATGTTCTTGCATATTTCGATAAAAAATGATACAATAAGATATTTAGGGGATTGACATGCACAAGCTGGCGATTGAAGCACTAAAACACAAATACACAGCGGAGATGGCTGATGCAGAGTTTGTACTCTCGATTTACCTTAAACGTGCTGTTGGCGTGGGTGAACATCCGGGTCTCTTGGAAGAAATGGATGTCTCGTTGGAAAAGTGGGTCAACGCAAACGACAAGATGGGTGCGCTAGCTGCGCTGACAATGGAGATGGCAGATGCCGAAGAAGAAGAGCCAACGCTCTTTGACAGCTTGGACTAAGCAGAAGTGGCGCACGAAAAGTGGGAAGCCGTCCACACAAGGTTCAAAAGCAACCGGGGAGCGATATCTACCGGAAAAGGCCATTAAAGCACTCTCTGCGAAGGAGTACGCTGCTACGACTCGCGCGAAGCGTAAGGCGACGAAGGCCGGTAAACAAGTTGCAAAGCAGCCTAAGAAGATAGCGAAGAAGACCCGCGCATACAGGAAAACCCGCTAAGATGCCTAATCTAGATAACTCTAAGTTCCACACGCAGGGATACACCATTTCGTCTACCTCCGCAGATGCAGGCGCAACTGTGGTCTACACATGCCCAGCTAATTTCGGAGCAATTACACGTTATCTGCACATTAGCAACAACAACACAGCCACAAAAAAAGTGTTTGTCCAGTTCTATCACGCTGAAGATAATGCCTACCATTACATTGCAAACGGTTTGTCTATGTCCGGGCACAGTGTAACTAATCTGGTAAATGGTGGCTACTTCAACCTACACGCGGGAGACAAGATTGCAGTGTACGGTGAAACAGCTAACACAATGGAAGTAATCGTGTCCGTCGAAGAATATTACAACCCACAGCACAAGGCGTAACGCATGACCTACCTACAACTTTGTAATGCTGTGCTACGAGAAATCAACGAGGTTGAAATCACTAACGTGACTTCGACACGCGGGATTCAGACATCTGTTGCCGACTTTATCAACAAGGCGCAGCGCGATGTTATAAACTCAGAAGTCGAGTGGCCCTTCACAGTTGTAAACCAGTCGTTTACTACGACAGCCGGTACGTCCGAGTATAGTCGTGAAGCAGATGCTAAGACCGTAGACTACGACAGTTTTACAATCCAAGAGTCAGCAAGCACATCTGAACGTAAACTCAAGTACATTTCATTTGATGAATATTTAGAGAAGCGTAACGAGGCAGACACAAACCCAGACACGGGTTCGCGGGCTTTGCCAGAATACGTTTACACTACTCCCGACAACAAGATTGGCTTGTCTCCTGTGCCGGACGCATCAACCTACACAATTCGGTATTACTACTATCAGACAACCAGTGACATGGCTGTGAACACAGATACGCCCACAATTCCCGAGCGATTTCATGACGTGATTGTCAACCGCGCACGTTACTACGCTCACATGCTCCGGTCTGATGTGCAATTTTCTCAACTCGCCTTGCGCGACTATACGGAAGGTTTGAGTCGTATGCGTGTCGAACTTATCAACCGTAAGGACTACATGAGGGCTGTCTGATGCCAGATACCTCCTTACTCAGTCCGTTTATCGTTCGTCTGGGCGGTGGGTTGATGCTCGACAAGGATGCGTTCACCCTTCCCCCGGGTTCCGCAACTCAGTTGCAAAACTTTGAGCCGGACATCAATGGTGGCTATCGTCGTATTAATGGTTTCGTTAAGTACGACTCCGCACAGGTTGGCGGCTCGACAGGTACTATCCTCGGGGTACATGTCTATAAAAATCAAGTTATTGCTTCGAAGGGTACGGTAGTCTACAAGGGTACCGGCAGCGGCTGGACTAGCATCGACACCGGACGTACCAGCGCAGGTCGCTACGACTTCGCCAACTTCAACTTCAACAACACCGAAAAAGTAATCTGGTGTGACGGTGCAAACAACGCATCTTCTTATGACAATAGCAGTGTCACCGACTTAAACGCCACAGGCGCACCCTCTGACCCCGCATTTGTTGCCGTATTTAAGAATCATGTATTCTTTGGGGGGATGTCGTCTAATCCCCAAGAGGTTGTCTTCACAGCCCCGTTTAACGAGGCGGATTTTTCGACAGCTAACGGCGCAGGCTCTGTACGTGTAGACAGCGCAATTAAAAAGCTAAAAGTCTTTCGTGACCGCCTGTTCATTTTCTGTGAAGACGAAATCTTCTTTCTTGCGGGTTCGTCAGTAGCTGACTTTCAATTGCAACCGGTCACACGAAACATCGGATGTGTTGACGGATTTAGCGTACAGGAGATTGCCGGTGATATTGTTTATCTTGCTCCAGACGGTCTCCGCACAATTGCGGGTACTGAAAAGATTGGCGACGTGGAACTTGGCACAGTGTCGAAAGCAATCCAGCCGCGACTCGACAACATTGCCACAGACAGAATATCCTCTGTAGTTATTCGTAACAAGACCCAGTACCGTCTGTTTTTTCCGGGAGACTCTCAGTCCGTCAGTGCTGCTCCGGGAATTATGGGCGTTATCAAGAGCGGCATCGAAGGCGGCATGGGCTGGGAATACGCAGACCTTAAAGGCATCAAGCCAGCCTACTGCACGTCAGGGTTTATAAGCGGGACTGAAATAGTCCTTCACGGCGGATACGACGGGTACGTATACAAACAGGAGTCTGGTGATACTTTTGACGGCACAAGTATACAGGCTGTCTACCGCTCCCCGGACTTTACAATGGGGGATGCTGGCATCCGCAAAATGATGCAACGTATCATCTGGAACTATGACAACGACGGGGCTGTAAATTCTAAGTTTCGTATCCGCTACGACTTCAACTCATCCGATGTACCACAGCCCTCAGAGTACGACCTGACTACCGGCGCAGCAATTGCCATCTACGGATTCACCACATCCACGTACGGCACGGCAGTCTATGGTTCGAGTGGCACACCGCTAGTCCGACAGAGTGTTGAGGGCGGGGGCTTCACAGTTGCAGTCCGCCTAGACGACACCGCAGGGGCAGCACCGATTTCAATAAAAGGCTATCAACTAGAATTTACTCCGGGAGGAAGGAGATAACACATGGCAGGGTATAGCGCACGGCAATCTACCTATACTGACGGCGACGTTATCAACGCTGCCGATAGTAACGACGAATTTAACGCGATTCTTGCAGCATTCCACGCTTCTACAGGTCACAACCACGACGGCACTGCGGGCGAAGGTTCGCGGGTCACTGTTGTGGGCACGGCTGCTGACAACGTCACATTCGGCGCGGCTCTCACCCCCGATGCAGACAACACCATCGACATCGGTACGAGTGGCGCACAGTTCAAAGACCTGTTTATCAACGGCACTGCCAACATCGACAGCCTTGTAGCTGACACGGCAGACATCAACGGCGGCACAGCCGACAACGTAGTAATTGGTGGCAGCACGGCTGCGGCAATCACGGGCACCACCCTCGTAGCTAACACAAGCCTGAACATTGCGGGTGACGGTGCTACTGTCACGGGTATCAAAGACGAAGACGACATGTCTTCCAACAGTGCCACAAAGCTTGCCACTCAACAATCTATCAAAGCATATGTCGATGCACAAGTTACAGCACAAGACCTCGACTTCCAAGCAGACAGCGGTGGTGCGCTTGGTATCGACCTTGACAGCGAGACTCTCACGCTTACGGGCGGTACTGGCATTGATACTAGCGGTTCAGGCAACACTGTTACTTTTGCTATTGATTCTACTGTAGCTACCCTGTCGGGTTCGCAGTCGTTAACCAACAAGACTATCGACGTAGACAACAATACAGTCTCAAACATCGAAGTGGACAACCTCAAGTCGGGTGTACTCGATACAGACTTGTCGAGTGTTGCCGGGACGGACACTACCCTTGCATCAGCCAAAGCTATCAAGGCTTACGTAGATGCACAGGTAACTGCCTCTGACTTGGATTTTCAGGGCGATAGCGGCGGCGCACTAAGCATCGACCTCGACAGCGAGACCCTCGACATTGCTGGCGGCACAGGTATCGACACGTCTGGTTCGAGCAACACTCTGACTGTCGCAATCGACAGCACAGTTGCCACCCTTTCTGGTTCGCAGACACTCACTAACAAGTCCATTGACGCTAGCCAGCTTACAGGCACTGTAGCCAACGCCCGCCTAGACGCTGAATTACAAGCACTTGCAGGTTTGACTTCTGCGGCAGACAAGGGCATCCAGTTCACAGGCAGCGGCTCTGCATCTACGTACGACCTAACTGCTGCTGGTAAGGCTCTGCTCGACGATGCAGATGCAAGCGCACAGCGCACAACATTAGGAGTAGCCATTGGTTCAGATGTCCAAGCTTACGACGCAGGTCTCGCTTCTATTGCTGGCCTCACTACCGCTGCCGATAAAGTCATATATACTACGGGCAGCGATACATACGCAGTCACCAACTTTACGGCGTTTGGTCGTAGTTTGGTTGACGACGCTGATGCTGCAGCGGGACGTACTACGCTAGGCTTGGGAAGTGCGGCAGTCTTAACAGCAGGCACATCTGCTAATAATGCGGTACAACTCGACGGGTCCGCAAGACTACCCGCAGTAGATGGTTCGCAGCTAACTAATCTGCCGTCAACAGGAGCAACAGCAGGTTTTGCAGTAGCGATGGCAATCGCACTTTGACTTGACTATACAATACTATTGCTGTATACTACAGTAATGAGGGAGAAATCATGGCACAGGATTTTGAAAGAAACATTGCACGGAATGTAGGTACAGGCGCAGTAACCCTGCGTACTGCCAATTCCGACGATGCGCTTATCGGTATCAATATTGCTAATGTTACAACCACCCAAATCCTCATGGATGTGTTCATTAACGATGGGTCTAACGACTACTACATCGTCAAGGATGCACCCATTCCTGTAGGTTCAGCCCTGCAGGTATTGGATGGCGGTGCGAAGGTTGTTATGCAAGCAAGTGACGTACTCAAGGTACAGAGTGATACCGCAAGCAGCGCAGATGTTTGGGTTTCCGTAGTCGATACCATTAGTTCATAAGGAATAGAGTATGCCGTATATAGGTCAAAAAGTTCCGGGGTCGTATCAGGCTACGAAAGCTGTTCAGCGTTTCAACGGTGATGGCAGTGACACTACGTTCACCCTGACTACCACAGTCTCTTCTGTGCAAGACGTGCTGGTGTCGGTGGACGGCGTTGTCCAAGACACTGCGGCATACACCATTCCTGACGGCACAACACTCACCTTCACTGCTGCCCCATCTAGTGGTACCGGCAACATCTTTGTAAATTACCTCGCACCGCAAGCGGGTACAATTACCCCACCAGCAGAGTTCAAGGGCAACTTCAAGGGTGGTGGCTTGTTTCGCACCAACGCACAGTCGTTGACGGCAGACACAACCATCCTTGCAACTGAGAACGCAAACGTGACTGGCCCGTTTACTGTAGCCAGTGGCGTAACCCTGACCGTTGAAAGCGGTGGAACATTGGTGACGCTATGAGTGTATTGAAGGCAG